AGGCGCAAGAGGCGGGCGCGGATATCATCACGCTCGCGCCCGCCTTGATTCAGAAACTCGATCTGCTCGGCAAAGACCTCACGGAGTATTCGCGCGAAACATCCGCGCAGTTCTACGCGGACGGGATCGCGGCGGGGCTCACGCTATGAGCCATACGGAGAGCTTTCTGCGCGCCTTCGAGATTGTCGTGGACATGCTCCCACTGGCGAACGTCGATGCCATCGGCGAGGCGCTCGTGAGCCTGAAGCTGCGGAAGGGACGGCTCTTTTTTCTCGGCGTCGGCGGCAGCGCCGCGAATGCGAGTCACGCGGTGAATGATTTTCGCAAGATCGCGGGCATCGAGAGCTACACGCCGACCGACAACATCGCCGAACTCACCGCCCGCACCAACGACGACGGCTGGCGCTACACCTTCGAGGGGTGGTTGCAGACGAGCCGCCTGTCGTCCAACGATGCGGTCTTCGTGCTCTCGGTCGGCGGCGGCACGGATGCCACGAGTCCGAATCTCGTGAACGCGCTGGCCTTCGCCAAAAAGCAACAGGCGGTGATCCTGGGCATCGTGGGCCGCGATGGCGGGGCGACTCTGGCGTACGCGCATGTCTGCGTGCTCGTGCCGACCGTGGATGAGCGGCGCGTGACGCCCTACGTGGAGTCCGTTCAAAGCCTCTTGTTGCATCTCGTGGTGACAAATCCCGCCCTGTTGCGGTAGACTCCCGCCGTTCCGATATGGCGACGACCGCACCGCAACGCAAGCTCTTGCTCGGCACGGAGAATGCCGACGGCACCGTGACCGGCGTGACCGCCACGCAATCAAGCCCGTGGGTCCAGGCCGATGCCAGTGGGCTCATCACGGTGTATTTCCGCAGCGTCGGCGCCACGACGGGCGGCACCGTGCTGGTCGAAGAAGCCGATTGGGGACCGCTGGAACCGCCGTATGCGGGCACCTGGAGCACCGTGCAATCGCAAGCCGCGAGCACGTTCACGGGCACCCTCCAACTCGCCGTGCATGTCACGCTCAGCGCGTTCGCCTACTGGCGCGTCCGCATTTCCTCGACCATCACCGGCGGTGGCACGGTGCTCGTGAGTGCGCGCACGATGGGTCCGTCGTAACGTGACGCTGGAGGAACGCTTGACCGCCGCCCAGGCCCGGAGCGTGACGCTGTATCTCGATCGCCAAGCCCTCGAAGCCTCCCGCCAGCAACTCGTCCTCCGCGCGCAAGAAACCGACTTCGCGCTCATCCGCCTCGACGGCGAAATCGAAATCCTCAAAGCCTTGATCGCCGAGCCGACGTAAATGGCGAATTCGATTTTCCTCGGGCTCACGGTGCAAGCGCAGAGCGTGATCGTCAACGGCATTGCGACGACTTCCACCGATGGTTTGTCGATCGTGAACAATACGCCGGCGACGGCGACGACGACGGTGCAACGCTCGCCTCGGTTGCGCTTCAGTGGGAGTGCGTGGAACTCCGTGGCGGTCGCGTCGGAGACCGACGATTGGACGATTGAAGATCGGCCCGTCAGTGTCGCGGGCACGACGACCTCGGCGATCTTTTTCTCGCGGTCGATTGCGGGCGGCGCGTTCACCGACCTCATGAACCTGAACAGCGGTGGCACGCTGCTCATCACGCATAAACTCCAAATCTCCGATGCCACTGGCGAACTCTCGATAGGCGCGAGCGGGTTTTTGTACTTCAACACTCGCGCGCAGTTTGAATCACCAGCGGACGCGCAGTTGAATTGCGAGAACTTCGCCGCCTCGCTCGGCGTCGGTCTTGACTTCGCGACCGATGCCGTCCTGAAAATCCGCACCCGCGCGCAGACGGGCTACGCGACCATCGACGCGCTCGGCTACAAAGTGAGTGGCGTGGCCGGCGTGGCGACATTCGGGCCGAGTGCGGTCGCGTCGATCACAGTGGTCAACGGTTTGATTACGGCCATCAGTTGACGCCATGCCGACGCCCCGATGGACATCCGCCGCGAGTGGTCCCTGCAACGGCCCTCGGGCCTTGCGTGTGGATGCGCCGGATTCTCCCGGCGGCTGGTGGGGCGTCGTCTGGCCGGTCGGCGGCATCTATCTCTCGGCGGTCGATGGCGATCCCGCCGATCTCTTCGGCTTCGGTACCTGGCAGTCGATGGGAAAAGGCGCCGTCTTGATCGGCGCCGATGGCGTCGGCACGCCGCAGTTTGCGAGCAGTCCGAATCCCAATGCGATTCCCACCGTGCCGGTCTATCTCTGGGTGAGACGCACATGAGCGACAAACCGACGATCTGTGACCACTGCGGCGGATCACTCGTGGGCGCGCAGTGGAGTATCTCGCACGGCCTCTCTGGGCCGCAGCCGTTCACGCAGTGCCCGTCGTGCCACACGTTGATTCACCTGCCCGCGCCGACACCGCCCACGCCAGCGGCGTGATTGCATGCCCCTCGATTTTCGTGGGCCACATGCGGAGTTTCTGAACGACGAAACCCCCGAACAGGATCTCGAAGGCGCGCGCTACAGCGGCAAGACGTGGTGCGCGAGCGCGAAGGTCGGGCGCTACTGCACGAAATATCCCGGCATGGAATGGCTTATCGGGCGGTTCAACAACGAAGAGACACGCACGAAGGTGCGACCGGAGTTCACGCGCGTCGTGGGCCTCGATCAAGGCATCACGCCTGAATGGGACGCCGACGCAAGCTGCTATCTGTTTCCCGAAGTCGGAGGCGTGCGCTCGAAGGTTTATGCGTACGGCTTGAAATCGCAAAGCATCGTGGAGGCGCTCTCGAAAGTGCGCGGCCTCGGCGTGGCGGGCGTGTGGAACGACCAGTCCGAGGAGTTACCGCAAGCGGTGAGCGAAGAACTCCGCTTCGGCACGCGGCAACCCGGATTCCCGCATCGCCTGATCTTCACGCCGAACCCTCCCGGCGAAGATCATTTTTTGGCCGACCAATTTCCCGAGGAGAATCCGTTTCCACATCGGCGCTATCGGCGCGTGAGTCTCTACGACAACAGCCACAACCTCGCGCCGGGAAAAATCGAAGAACTCGAAGCCCTGTATCCGCCCACCCACGCCAAGCATAAATCGCTCATTCTCGGGATGCGCGGCCCGAATGTGGTCGGCACGCCCGTCTACGATCGCGTCTTCGATCGCGCGATTCACGTCACGCCCCTGCTCTATCGGCGCGGCGTCTTTCTGGAGACGATTCATTCCGGGCAGCATCATCCGGTGTGGATCGCCGCGCAACTCTCGCCGACCGGCGGGCTCGAAGTGCTCGGCGGCGTCTTCGGCAAGCGGATGTTTCTCGAAGACTTCATGCCCATCGTGAACCGCTATCGGCTGGAGTGGTTCGATCCCGACGAAGACCAAATCAAACTCTGTAGCGACCCGCCGCCGAACGTCGATGCGTTCGATGTGCGCTTCACGTCGCTGAACATTCTCCGCAACCTGGGCTATCGGCCGCGCTTCAAGGCGAATGCGTCCGCGCCCGATGTGCGCGAGGCCGTGATTCAGAGTCTCGCGACCATGATGCGGCAGTATCACGGGTTCGCGATCACGAACGATCCGACGCGCTGGCTCATGGTCTCGTCCCAGGTGACGAAGCAGAGCAAGGCGATGATCGACGCGCTCGAAGGCTCGTATGTGTGGTCGAAAAATATGGTCTCGGTCGCGAACAAGCGCGTGCGCCAGCCCGAGAACGATGAGTGGCTCGATGGCTGGATGCGCGGCCTCGAAAATCTCGCGTTGAACTTCTGCACCGTGCGGCGCACCACGTCGCGCGCATTCACGTCGTCGTCTGAGGACCGCGCCCGCTATCGCGATCCGGCGAACTGGCTGGCGTCGTGAGGATTCAGGAACTCGTCGCGGATCTCTTGAAGCATCATCGGAAACATCACAAACTGTTGGAGGTACTCATGGCTGATTCTGCTGCGCTCAAAGCCTCGATCGATGCCCTCACCGCCGCGGTCGCGAAAGTCGCCGCCGAAGTCGCCGCGCTGAAGAATCAGCCGCCGCCCGTGCTCGATCAGGCGCAGCTCGATGAGACCGTGAGCAGCGTGCAGGGCGCGGCCGATGCGCTCAACGGGCTCTGATCATGCCGTGGGATGAAGTGATGCACAAGTGGAAGGCTGGCACGCTGAAGTCTGGCGGGTCAGGCAAGAAAGTGAAATCGCAAGAGCAAGCCGTCGCCATCATGCTCAGCGAGAAGCGCGCGGCGCAACACGGCAAGAAAGAATATGCGGCCTCGAAGCCGAAGAAGTTTGGGCAGATGAATCACTTCGGCCAGCGAGCCGCGAGCGCCAAGTTCCGATGACGATGTGCCCGAACCATCACGATGTCGTGTTTCCGGTCACGACGGTGCCGCCGCTCTCGATCTGCCCTGTGTGCGGAAGAACCGTCGTGGTCGAGAACGACAACGCGATCTTTGCGACCGCTGACGATACCGCCACCCTCACAGACGCGCAGCGGCGAGAGTTGAAAAAACTGAGGCCGAATGTCTGACATGACCGGGCAGATGCCGTACGCGCCCTTGGACGACGAGCCGCCGGCGCCCGTGTTTCAGTTTCTCGCCGTCAATGGGTTCATCTTTCGCGCGAACATCCTGACGGGCGACATGGACAAGCTGGAGCCCGATCCGAGCGACAAGAAAAAACAAGTCTGGGTCCGCATCGAAGATCGCGGCGTGGTGTGATGGCGGAAGACACTGGCAAACTCGGCGAGACCCCGTTCATGCGGACGGCGCGCGCCCGCTTCAAGCTCGCCGATGAAGCCGATACCAAGCAGCGGGAGCGCGAGCGCAACGACCTCGCCTTCTATGCCGGCGAGCAATGGCCCGCCGACATCAAGCTGCTGCGCCAGGGCCAGCAGCCGACCAACGGCATGCCGGCCGTCCCCGCACGGCCCACGCTCACGATCAACAACCTCCGCGAGCCGGTGCGGCAGGTGCTCAATGAGGAGCGCCAGAGCGACCTCGGCATCGAGATCATCGCGGCCGATGACTTCGGCGATCTCGGCGTCACGCCCGATGACAGCGAAATCAAACTGCGCGAAGGCATCGCGCGGCGCATTCAGCGGCAATCGTCTGCGGCCGATGCGCGGACCTGGGCGTACTCGCGCGCCGTCATCTCGGGACGCGGCTACTACCAAGTCATGACGCGCTATCTGCCGGGGAAGACCTTCGACCAGGAGGTGTACATCCACCGCATCTACAACCAAGCCTCGGTCCTGCTCGATCCCTCGCACACCGAACCCGACGGGTCCGATGCGCGCTGGGGCTTCGTCGGCGTGGACATGCTCTGGGACAAGTACGTCGAAGAGTTTCCCAAGATCGCCAACGGCAAAGACAACCCGATGATCGCGCGTCTCGGGAGCGATCCGAGCGACGACGCATGGCGCGCGTGTCACGACGAGTACCCCGATTGGTTTCGCGCCATCAGCGACAGCACGGGCGGCGAGGAATCCACGAAGGCGACGAAAGCGGTCCGCGTCACGGACTACTGGTATCTGGAAAGCGAGAACCGCGACCTCTCGATTCTGCGCGATGGCACCTACGCCTGGGCGAACGAACTCCCTGACGATCACCCGCGCATGCCGAAGAAGGCGACCGACGACCAACTGGCCGCGCTGCCGCCCGATGCGGTGATGGAGACGCGCTCGGTCGTGCAGCAAGTCGTCAAGTGGGCGAAGATCGATGGCGTCAACGAACTCGATAAGGTCGATTGGCCGGGACCGGATCTGCCGATCGTCAAAGTGCTCGGCGAAGAACTCCAGCCGTACGATTCCGAGCACCGCGTCGAAGGCATGATTCGTCCGTCGCGCGATTCGCAGATGGGCACGAACTACATGGTCTCGAAGCTGGTCGAGACCGTGGGCCTGACGCCGATTCCGCCGCTGCAAGTCGATCCCGATGCGATTGACGGCTTCGAGGAGTGGTACAAAGTCGCGAACACGCGCGCCCTCCCGTACCTGCCCGCGCGCACGTACGATGACCAGGGACGGCCCCTCAAGGAACCGCATCGGCCCGCCGTCGATCCGAACCTGCTGCCCATCTCACAGTCGATTGCGTTGTTCATGCAGTTCACCGAGAAGACGACCGCCGTGCCGGCGGCGGCGCTCGGCGACATCGATCCGGTCACGCGCAGCGGCAAGGCCATCACGGCGCTCACGCTCAACGCGCAGCGGAGCACGAGCAACTTCCTCGACAACCTGATTCGCTCGCTCCGCTACGAGGGGCAGATCATCAACAACCTGCTCTATCCGATCTACGGCGCGCGGCCGGGACGCATCGTGCGGCTCATGACCGGATCGAATCAGCCCGAGACGTGGATGATCCAGCCGCCGCAGGGACAGCCAGGACAGCCGGGGCCGCAGCCGCCGCCGGGGATGCAGATCCACGGGCAGGCGAAGCTGACGCCTGATGCGAACTTCAACATCGCGATCAAGGTCGCGCGCAACTACGACACGCGCCGCCAGGAACTCGAAACGACGCTCGGCGAGATCATCTCGAAAGATCCGCAGTACGGCTTGAGCGTCTTCGGCGATTTGTTCTTCAAATACCAAGACGGGCCGGGGCATCTGGAACTCTCCGACCGCGCGAAGCTGATGCTCGCGCCGCCGGTCCAGCAGATGCTCGCGGCCCAGGCGCGCGGCGGCGCGTTCGATCCGAAAGACCAGATGATTCAGTCGTTGCAGCAGAAGTTGCAGCAGGCGGGGCAAATCATCGAGGGCAAGCAAGCGGAGAAAGCCGCCGAGATGGGCGGCAAGATGCAAATCGCCCAGATGCAGGAGACCTTCGAGACGCAGCGGCATCGCGAAGACAACGAAACGAAGCTCGCCGTCGCCGAACTCGGCGCGAAGGTCGATCGCCTCGCCCTCTTCCTCGAAGAACGCGGGCGCGTCGGCGCCCAGATCCACGAGGCGGGCATGCAGCAGGGCGATCAGGCGCACGAGGCCGCGATGGCGCACGCGCAAGCCGGTCACGAGCAGGATATGGGCGCGCAGGACGCGGCCATGCAGACACAGCAGATGGGCCACGACGCGGCGATGGGGGTCATGTCGTCCGCGCCGCCGCCGCCCGCAGCGGAGCCACAGGCATGAATCTCAGCGAGTATCAGGTCATTCGCAAAAACAGTCAGGGGAAGAACTTCAAAGCGTCCTTCGGGCGTCCGACGACGCTCGCGCAATGCTCCGATGTGCTGATCGATGTCATCCTGCCGGCACTGGAGCAACTCCTGCACAATGAATCTGTGGCGCAAAATAAGATTCTGGCACTGGAACAGCAACTCAAGGATCTGATCGATGAACGAAGAAGTCACGACTGAGACGCCCGCCGAGCCGCAGCGGGAAGAACTCCCGACGGGTTCGCTCGCCGAGCATGAAGCCACGTACACGGGCGAGAAGCCCCCGCCGATTGTGCCGGAACTGGAGCCGCCCGCCGAGACCCCGGCTGCGCCGCTGCTCACCACGCAGCAGAAGCGCGATAAAGAGAGCGGCAAGTTCACCGAAGGCAAAGTGCGGCACCGCGCCAAGTCGCAGCAGGCCGGCGCCGACGACGTACCGCGCATCAAGGAACTCACGCGCCAGATTCGAGAGCGCGATGAAGAACTCGCGCGCTTGCGCCAGCCCGCGAGCAACGGCAACGGCACCGCCCACGCGCCGCAGCAGCCCCAGGCGCCCGCCGCGCCCGCGCAGACGGCGGCACCGAAAGCCACTGAACGCTTTCTCCTGCCCGCGCCGCCCTTTGACCCGGAGCCGACGCGGAACGACCCCCGCTACGGCGGCGATGTCACCAACTACACCATCGCGGCGGCGCAGTGGAGCGCGCGCCAGGAAGTGCGGCAGCAGGAGTTCGACCGCTACGTCGCGAGTGAGAACGCCAAGCAGGCGCAGACCGAGCAGGATGAGAACAAAGCCTTCTCAACGCGCGTGGATGCCGCGAAGGCCGAATACGAGGACTACGAGGACGTGGCGTTCGGGCCGACGCCCATCGTCAAAGACACGATTCCCGATATTTTTATTCGCCGTGATGACAACGGGGCCAAAGTT